CAAAAATCAAGTCAATGCACTACCGCCGACCGCTGCAAGAGCGTGAGGACGGCTTGAAGGTCTACCATGAGCCAATTGAGGGACACCAGTATTTCATGGGTGTGGATGTTGCACGCGGGCAAGAGTTGGACTACCACGCGGTCACGATTATTGATATTACAGAGTCGCCGTACAAGGTGGTGGCACAATATAAAAATAATCAAATTGCACCTTTTCTGCTGCCGAACCTTTTGTACGCGATGGGAACACGCTACAACAATGCCTACATTCTCACGGAGGTGAATGACATTGGGCAGGAGATTGTTGACATCATGCACAACGAAATGGAATATGAAAATCTATTGGTTACCACGGTGCGTGGGCGAAAAGGTCAAGTTATGGATGGTGGCTTCGGTAACTATCAAGTCCAGCAGGGCGTTCGCATGAGTCCCAAGGTAAAGCGTGTCGGATGCACGATGCTCAAAGAGATGATCGAGCAGGATAAACTTCTAATCGAGGACTATGATATTATTAATGAAATCTCTGCCTTTGTTGCAAAGAAAGGATCATACGAGGCTGAAACTGGACACCATGATGATTTGGTGATGACTTTGGTGCTTTTTGCGTGGACATCGACGCAGCCATATTTCAAAGATTTGACAGACATAAATATTCGTGACAAACTTTATCGTGAAAAAATTGAAAAGATGGAAGAAGAATTAATGCCATTTGGTTTCATCGATGTCGGGCTTGACACGGAGTTTCAAGATACGGACGGAACCACATGGAAAATATCCGATGATGACCCAAACCAGAATCACGGTTTTTGATAGATAACTAAGATCAAGGAGATATCTATGCCATTTCAAGTTAGCCCCGGTGTCGAAGTTAGAGAATTTGATCTCACTACGATCATCCCTGCCGTTTCTACCACAAGAACAGGTTTCGCTGGTTTCTTCAATTGGGGACCGCTTCGCCAAAGAATTACTGTTACCAATCAAAATGAATTGAGAAAACGATTTGGTGACCCAGACAACGGTAACTTTGAGTATTGGTTCACCGCTGCAAACTTTCTAAATTACGGTGCTAACCTTCAACTGGTCCGTGTTGTAGATGAAGACACGGCTAAAAACTCCGGTAACAGGGTCGGCGAACTTATCAAAAATCTGAATGACTACACTGATCAAGACGTTGCTAATGGTTTTGATAACGAATTTATTGCTAAATTTCCCGGTGGATTGTCTGGCGATAATGCGTTAGGTAATGGATTGGCTGTTGCTGTCTCTGATAATACGAGAAGATCCGTTATTGTCCACGATATTGTCAGTGGGGCAACTGGTGTTACTGTCGAATTCAGTAGCACTAGGCTTGTTGGTACAACCCTTGAAAACTTTATCTTAGCGGGATTGACGGCTGGTGTCAAACCAGATGTTTTTGTTTTCAACGGAGTCAGAAGACCTGTTACATCAGTGGCGACTGATAAAGGAAACACTGGACCATTCCAAATCACGTTCACAGATTCAATTCTTGCGAGGGATGTAAGTAGTGGTATCACAAATGGATTCATCGAGTTTGGGTATGCTGAAAACTTTAACAACGTGCTTCCAAACTCATCCCAATTTGCCATCGACAAAACGGGACTGACCAGTGCAAATGACTTGATCAACATCGCTGTTGTCGATAAGAGTGGATTCTGGTCTGGTGAAGCCGGAACAGTTCTTGAAACCTTTGATGGGGTGTCAAAGGCTCCGGGTGCAAAAGACGCTCAGGGCAATAACATCTTCTACAAAGATGTGATTAGAGATACGTCATCTTACATTTACGTCGGTGATCACTTCTCAACCTCAGCCGCTAATGGAATTCGTTTGTCTAGCGGATCGGAGGCAGGAGTGACTGCCGCTGCTGGTGTGACATACAACTCACAAGTCCTGTCTTTCGTGCAAGGGCTTACGGGTGGCTTTGCTACAACACCCGCTTCTGACGATTTCTTCACCAATGGATACGAGTTATTTGAAGATCCTGAAACGGTTGATATCTCCATCCTTCTTGGTGGACCGAACACAGGAACAAAAGCGAAACAAATTGCCACCCTCTTGGGTAGAAGAAAAGATGCACTCGGATTCTTCTCACCAACCAGATCGGACATGCTTACGTCCGCTGGCACTCCAAGAGAAAGTTTCATTCAAACTGCAAACATTGTTGCATACAGAAATGGAGAAGACGGTGCTTTGGCGGGTGGATCTGAAAATCACACCGCCGAAAACTTAAATATTTCTTCCTCGTACTGTGTTCTTGACTCTGGATACAAGCAAATGTTTGACAGATTCAATGATGTCTTCCGATATGTTCCTTTGAATGGTGATATCGCTGGTATCGCAGTCCGATCTGATTTTGAATCCGAGCCTTGGTTCTCACCAGCAGGTTTCAACCGTGGTCAAGTGCAAAATGTTACCACACTTGCACTCAACCCAAATAAAACAGAAAGAGATGCACTTTATCAGGCTGGTGTAAACCCAGTCATTTCTCAGCCCGGACAAGGCACTGTGTTGTTCGGCGACAAAACACTCCTCTCGAAGCCAAGTGCTTTCGACAGAATCAATGTTCGTCGCCTCTTCATTGTTCTTGAAAAAGCAATTTCCACGGCTGCTAAGTTTAGTCTCTTTGAGTTGAATGATAGATTCACTCGCGCACAATTCAAGAATCTTGTTGAGCCATTCCTCCTTGATGTTCAATCACGAAGAGGTATCACTGATTTCCGTGTCATCTGCGATGAAAGCAACAACACGGGTGAAGTGATTGACAGAAATGAATTCGTTGCAGATATCTTCATCCAACCAACTCGTTCGATCAACTTTATTACTCTGAACTTCATTGCAACACGAACTGGTGTTGATTTCTCTGAAATTCAGGGCGTAGTCTAAGATAAATAAAACTAAGGAGCATCAAGAATGAATATTGAAGACTTCAAAACTAGCATCGGTGGCGGCGCAAGACCAGCACTTTTTAGAGTTGGTGGTTTCATCGGTGGTAGCGGCTTAGACACGCGAACAAGTTTCCTTGTCACCGCATCTAACCTTCCAGCGAGTGAGATTGGAGAGGTTACTGCACCATTTAGAGGTAGAACAATCAAACTTCCTACATCCAGAACTTTTGCAGATTGGACAATTACTATCCTCTCTGATAGAGATATGGAACTTCGCACAAAATTTGAGCGTTGGATGGAAGACTTGAACGGTGCTGTTGATAATATTCCTGAGCGGGATATCGCACTCACCAATCAAACTGACTTCCCTGACTGGTCTATTGATCAGTTGGATCGTAACGGCGAAGCCGTGAAATCTTACACTATGAAATACTGTTTTCCAAAATCCGTTAGTGATATTGCGGTAGATGCTACGAGTGAAGACCTCGCATCGTTTACCGTCACTATGGGTTACTCTTACTTCATTACGAGTGATGTAAATCTTGGATACGGCGCGCCGGGAACCAGAACGCCCGGAGACTAATTAAGGATATAATATGCCTGTTGAATTATTTGGAATTTCAATAGGGAGGGCGAAAAGAGAAGCGTTATCACAACAGGTTCCAACAGAGCCAAAAGCATCTTCGTTTGTCCTTCCTGAACTTGATGATGCCATGCCGGTTGATGCTGGTGGGTATTATGGTATTGGTATTGATCTTGATGTTTCCCTAAGATCCGAAGCACAATTCATCGCAAAATATCGTGAGATGGCTATGCACCCAGAGGTGGAGCAGGCTGTTGAGGATATTTGCAATGAATCAATCGTGCATGGTGATCAAAAATTCCCTGTTTCAGTTAATTTAGATAATGTTTCATCCTCTGTTTCTGATGAGGTGAGGGATGCTATCTATAAGGAGTTTTCATATATTTTAAGACTTCTGGATTTTAATAACAGAGGATATGAAATTTTTAGAAGATGGTATGTGGATGGAAAAGGCTACTACCACATGATCGTTGATCCTAAGAATCCCAAAAAGGGGATTATCGAGATGCGACCAATCGATTCTGCTAAAATTAAAAAAATTGCGAAGGTCGAAAAAGAAATTGATAAAGTAACTGGTGCTAAAAAGATCAAAGGCGTAAAAGAAGTTTACGTTTACAAAGAGAAACCCGATCAAACAACAGGTCTTGAAATTGCACCCGAAGCGATTGATTATTTTCCATCTGGGTTGTATGATCCAAATAGAACAAGATCAATTTCTTATCTTCAAAAAGCAATCAAACCACTCAATCAACTTAGAATGACAGAAGATGCCACCGTGATCTATCGTCTGTCACGCGCACCTGAGAGAAGAATCTTTTATGTTGACGTTGGTTCTTTACCTAAAAATAAAGCCGAGCAGTATGTAAAAGGCTTGATGAATAGGTATCGAAATAAACTCGTTTATGACGCAAACTCAGGTGAGATTCGAGATGATCGTAAGTTTATGAACATGCTTGAAGATTATTGGTTCCCAAGAAGAGAGGGTGGTAAAGGAACAGAGGTTTCTACCCTTGACGGCGGACAAAACTTAGGTGAAATGGATGATGTTCTTTACTTTGAAAAGAAATTGTATAAATCACTAAATATTCCGATGTCTCGTCTTGAAGCAGACACCGGATTCAACATGGGTCGAGCATCTGAAATCACCCGTGATGAGTTGAACTTCCAGAAGTTCATTGATAGGTTAAGAAATAAATTTAGTCTTTTGTTTATGAATGCACTTCGTGTTCAGTGCCTTTTGAAAGGTATCCTGAAAGAAGATGAGTGGTTTAGAATGCAACAAGACATTCGCTTTGACTATGTTTCCGACTCATATTTTACTGAAAGCAAAGAGTACGAAATTTTAAAAGAACGATTCGATGTTTTGCGTGAAATGAATGAATATATTGGTGACTACTATTCAAGAGAATATGTGCGAAGAGTAATTCTTCGACAATCTGATGAGGAAATTAAGGAACTTGACAAACAGATTACCTTTGAAAGAGAGCGTGGCTTGTTACCACAAAAAACACAGCAAGGATTCTAATGAACGAGATCAGAAACGCCATCGACTTAATTGAAAACGCCCCTGCCAAAGTTGCGTCTACTTTCATTTCGTCGCTTCTGGCGAGTCGGGCTATCGATAAAATCAATCAAAGAAAATTTGAACTTGATGAGGAAGCCGCAGCACCGGAGATGACTCCTGAGCAAGAGAGGCAGGCTGCTGAAATGGGTGAAATTGAAGTTGCAATGATGCAAAAGAACCTTGAATTGATGGATACCCAAGCAGATTATATGCGACCCAAAGGTGAGTTGTTTCTCAAATCGTTCGCATATAAAGATAAAATTGTGACTCTTAAAAAGATGGGTGCAGGTGTATCTACTCCTGTTGTCGTTTATGTTGATGACGGTGATGGTCATCAAAAATTAGACGTTTTTCTCACGCCGGAACAAGCCGAGAGGGAAAGTAAAAAAATTCTCAAATTAAGAGATAAACAAGAGAAAAAACTTGCAAAACAAGAAGCAAAACAGGCTGCTGAAATGGAAAGACAGCAAGCCGAGATGGAAAGACAGCAGGACGAGGTTCAAGAAGCATCGATTGAGGCTCTTCAAAATGCTGATTTAGATGGCGTTGTTATGCTTCACGAAGACGATAGTATCAGTTATTTGTCTTTTGAAGAGGCTTCTGCTGCACTCGAAATATACAAGAGGCTAAATAATACGAATAGAGAAGCCTTTGAAAAGGGGTTGCGTCTATCTGAGGATAACGCAATCGATATGATTCAGTTCTTTCAGGAGAGACTAAATGACCAATAACCTTACACAGATCGTAGACGCTATTTCCAACAAGCAGTTTGTTGCTGCTCAGGATATGCTGTCCGTTGCAATCCAAGAAAAACTTAGTGATTCTTTGATTCATCGCAAAGAAGAAGTTGCTCTCGATTTTGGGCAAGAGGTCACGAATGAGGAAAAAGATTACGATGCGTTCTTCACGGCAGCGATGAAGAAGTTCGGCATTTCCTCTCCTGCCGATTTGAAAACCGATGAAAAGAAAAAGGAATTTTTCAACTATATCGATAAGAACTTTAAGGCTAAAAACGAAGACCTTGATGTAGATGAAATCGAAGAGAATGAAGAAGTTGACGAGGACATTGAACGTAGGCGACAGCACTTGGGTATGTTTGATGCCTCCGGTCGCCCTCGCATGAGCCGTCACGAACGATTGGCACTCAGACGAGCGAAGGCTGAAATCAAGAATCAAGACAAGCGGAAGCACGGATATGTTCCAAAAGCATCAGCAATGAAGAAAGAAGAACATGAAGAGGTTGACGAAGACATTGAACGTAGACGACAGCACTTGGGAATGTTTGACGCTTCTGGAAACCCTCGCATGAGTCGTCACGAACGATTGGCACTCAGACGAGCGAAGGAAGAAATCAAGACCCAAGACAAGAGAAGGCACGGAGTTGTTAAGAAGCCCTCTTTGATGAAGAAAAAACCAACAATGCCAAGAGGTTAAACCATGTTACTGATTACAGAAGTCAACGATAATGTGAATCTTGTCACCGAAGAAGTGAATGGTGAGAAGCAATATCATATTGATGGCATCTTTATGCAAGCGGAGCAAAAGAACCGCAATGGTCGTGTGTATCCCAAGAAAACTTTGATGAAAGAAGTTCAGCGATACAATAACGAATATGTTAAAACA